TGCTGGTGATTTTTCTATTGGATATGGACCTAATTTTCCTGCCGGTAGTAATTTTATCGCTATGTATCCTTCTTTTACAGCTCCTTTGCAGAATTTGCAAGAAGTTGTTCTTTCTACACTTGGTACTACAAATATGGAATTATTGATTGACCATCAAAATTTTACTCAAGAATTTGGTTTGTTAAAACGGAATGGTGATTTAGATAGTATTCCTCAAACAACGGATACTATGACTTTAGATAAATCAGCGGCTTCTAATCTTTCTGGAATTTTAACTGTTAGTGGTTCTGACCCTGGTTATAAAATATTTCCTATGAAGAATAATGAAGCTGGTGGATTAATATTTTATGGTTATAGTATTAATTTGAATCTCGGTTCAGCTTCAATTAATGTATCTACAGATTTTGCTGGCGGAGCTCCTGTTGTTAATGGTTTGACTCTTTTTATTATAACTACAACTACCAATACTCCTGTTAATTTTAATTTGGTTCAAGGTACTAGTACAGTTGTTTTTCCTGCTGGTACACTTTTAGATTATCGTGGTGATCAGATGGTTGGTTTTGCTTTAGGTATAAATGCAGCCGCTGTTGGTGCCCCGAGTAATTTAATAGTTCAATCTATTCGGTTACAATTTACACTTGCTGCTAATTCAGCCCAGTTGTTATGGACCCCTATGAACTTTCCTGGTTATGATAAGGCAGTTCAAATTTATCAACGTTTTAGAGTTGTTTCAATGTCAATGTTGTCTACTTGCACTGAAGCAGCTTTGTTTGATGGTGGTACATGTGCTGGTAAATTGCAAACTGGTATGCCTTTCCAATTTGATGGTACTAATGAAACATCTTATAGTTGGAATTACACCGGTCTTGCTGACTCAAGCGGATCTTTTTCAGGTAATTATAAAAATGGAATGTTGGTTTTTATTCACCAATGACTGACACTGATATGTCTTTGATTCCTGTTGGACAGACTTATTATGGTGTTAGGCCACATATTATACAAATTTTTCAATGGAATGCTACTAATATTGGAGTTACTATTCCTGATGCTGGTATACGTGTGCGTTGTTGTTGGAATTATGAAGCTACTACTTCAATAACTTATATTCCGTTAATGCCTTCTCCAGCTGATTTGGCTGCAATTCAATTATT